CGGAAGATGGAACCTTGGACGCGGCCAATGTTTGATATTTTTGAAAATTACATGTCTAAAGTTCAAATTGAAAGAAATGTTCTCATCGAACCTTTGGGATACATGAGAGGACGAACATTTACAAACAGTTTCATCATCGCCGATGAAATGCAAAACGCCACCCCCAATCAAATGCAAATGCTTCTCACCCGTTTAGGTCCAGGGACGAAACTCGTCATTACAGGCGACTTGGACCAAAGTGACCTTGGAGAGGGAAACGGTCTTCAACATCTCGTGTATAAAATGCAAGGATTGGACCTCACCTACATGCAACACGTGGAGATGGGCATCGACGACATAGAACGACACCCAGGTGTCAACGAAGCGTTGCAAGTGCTGCACCTTTAATTAAAATCTCATACAAACGTATATGAGCGACAGAAATTTGTTCGAAACGGAGAAAAACATTAACCGACGCAAAAAACGGGAAGCTTTCCGGCAGGTGACGAACAAGCCTGCCGTCGTCTCGGGTAACAAATTCATGAATAATATAAATAAGGTCAACGCAATCTTAAATGAAAAAGTGCGCCTTAAGGGGAAGGAGACCGGTACATCATACAACATCCGCGGTAATTCAAAATCGAGGGTGCGCAATCCTTCCGTCCTTCCGTCGCGCGTGAAACCCCTCGTCACTCGCCCAGCCTTACCAAGAAACGTGCAAAACAAAATCCTCAAAAAGAAAGAAGCAATGGAGTATGTCAATGAACTTATAAACGAACTAGAAAGGAAACTTTTAAGTAATCGCCGCTATAAAACCACGAAAGAAATGGGCAAACAACAAATATCCACGGCAATCATGCATGGCAGTCTCATCCCGACTCGCAAAATGAGAGCGGGGATGCAACGGCAAAAAAATTGGAAGAATAGATTGGTAGCCTTTCTGCTCGACGATTCCAGGAGAACTCCACACCACAGGAGGCTCCAATTCGTGAAGAATCATATCAGACGCCTCTATGAGAACCGCGGTGGCTTGGGTGTCCGACCAAAACTCACCGGTTACCCAAATCTCATCACTTACAATTCCCCCCAAGCGGGAGATTTAAGGAGATTGACAATGCTAACAGTCAACCTTTTGAAAACAAAAGGAGATTTAGTCCATTTGAGTTTATTCGGTAGGATGTTGGATGTCGATAGAACTAAAAACAACTTACCGAACACATTTTATCCGAAAATAGAACAAGCCAGAAACTTCTTGCGCATGCCAGCAAACAAAAGGAAACACATTTTGAACGTCATGAAAAACATCAAAAATAAAAATGGTGCGGCTAGGGAAGATGCCATGATCGAGTACCAAAAACACTTCTTAAACAGGAACAGTATGGTGAACCTCTTGAAGCAGCGCAAACTCGCTGCATTGAATCTGGAAATCCAAAACTACAAAAAAGAACATGGCAAAAAGAGAAAGTTGCCGGAGAGATTCGAGAATGAGCGTTCAAAGATTGCACGCATTGGCAACCTACCAACCGGCACCTTGAAGAACATGATTAACTCTCTCAAACACAACCCATGAAACTCAACGAAGCGTTGCAAGTGCTGCACCTTTCATGAATGGATGTTTCATCACATCTTTGATGACACGGATTGAACTATTTGTAGGTGAATAGTTGCTTTTCTCTGAAAAATGTTTGAAAAAAGCAGCCACTGTAGGTGGTGGAGACACGAGCGCTTCGCCCAAGTAGTGGATGAACACATCCGCATCAGGGGCCTGTTCCATTCTCCATTTTTTTTTCAACAACGGGCTGCGAATACCTTTCATCTCAGACAATCCAAAGTCTGTCAATAACAAACGCATCTTCCCTCTCTCTTTGTTGACTAAGACATTTCCCGGGTGAAGGTCATAATGTTTATACGAAGGATATTTCTTATGAATTTTACGCAACAGTGTGAACACTTTGTACACTATAGCTTTGTAATCCGATGCCTTTAAAAATTTTCTGTATTTTTTCAGATAGTCTTCTAAACTTCCATGACTCGCGTATTCATAGTACATGAAATCCATCTTCTTCTGTGCGCAGTGCCCATAGCGATACACCCTCGGAGCTACACCAAGGGCAGCCAACTTTTTACCAATCTCGTACTCGGACTTTAAACTTTTTTTAGAAAACTTGATGACAACTTGTGTCTTACCATTTATTTTCCAAACATCCATAAAAAACAGCACCATAGGCACCCTCTCCAATTTTTTTCACCCCTCTCCCGATTTTGAGATACATCAACTGCCCTGGGCTACATTCCATCAATTGTAATAACGCGTTGCCTACCCTATTTTTTTGTGCATCTGTTTTTGCTTCATTTGCAATACGAACAAGTTTGTCTAGACGCATCTTAAAATACCCATAGAATTTTTTTTATTCTAGGAGTATTGTAAATGATTCTCACCAGAGAACAAAAAATTAGAAACATTTTAAAAAAAATTTCAAACAAAACAAATACATTGCAACAAGAAATAAAAAAACAAAAAGAGGAAGCCGAACTTTTTAGAATCATCATGCAACATGTGGGTCGGAACAATCTATTGGTCAATGAGGAACGCGACCACAACAGACTCATGAGAAAAATTAAAAATAATACAAACACTTTGAAAGAATATACAAATGTGTTGAAAACATTTTATAAAAATTCTAAAAAATATACAGAACAAGAAATCAATGGGTTGCATCGGGGGACTTTGCAAAACATCGTCAACTATGTTCAAACTTTTTCTCCCTAAAAAATATACAATGACATACCAAGAACAGGAGTGCAACTTTAAATATCGCATCAAAGCCCTTGAACGCGTGGTTGACGGCGACACCATCGACGTAGCCATCGACCTTGGCTTTGACGTGTGCACCTCCCAGCGCGTGCGTCTGTTAGGTATCGATACCCCCGAATCACGAACCAGTGATAAGGAAGAAAAGAAGTATGGGTTGTTGTCCAAGAAAAAGTTGAAAGAGTGGTGTATGAAAGCCGTCGCCTCTGACAAAGATGACATCGAGATTGAAATCCGTTGCCCAGAAGCCGACTCGCGTGGTAAATTCGGACGCGTCTTGGCCGAGGTGTGGGTCTCTGAAGATGGCCACTGGACAAATGTGAACAAATGGATGTGTGATAACGGCTACGCCGTTCCGTACACTGGTCAAAATAAAGCTGACGTACAGGCCCTTCACATGGTGAATAGAGAACGGGTTAAACACGAGATTCACTGATATAACTATGGTGCTCACACTTACCAGAGCATCCCTTGATTATCCTAAAATTAAAAAGAAACTTCGTAAAAACACTGTAATCTTGAGTGGTGTTTTTACGACGTATTATGGTGTAACATCGGGTGAACCAGGGGTGGTGTCCTCTCTGATGGGTGCCGGTGCCGCCCTTGCCTACCTCGAACTGTTGTCAAAGAATGTTGAAGAACTTGACTTTTCAAAGTCAGCCGTGCTTGTTCCAGTGGCGGCGGCGCTGATGGAGAAGGCTCTTCCTTATGACTTTAACTACGAAGCAACTCTGGTGACTTTTCTAAGTTATCAATTTGCAGTGCTCACACTTTTGTACGATGAGGTTAAAAAGTTTTTTTTAGAATAAAAATAGAAATACCATTGTGCCACATGTTGTTATGTCTCTCTAATCCTGGATTTCCTGGTGTAAAAATTTCTTTTTGAAATAAAATTTCTAGTTTGTTTTGTTTGATAGAATCAAGTGTCCCATCACGAATGTGCGAACAATTCCAATCATCTACCAAATAAATGAATTCATCTTCGAGACATTCCATGTAATGATTCAGTGCTTGGTAATGCGACGTTTCCGTGTGATTACCATCATACATGTATACATTGAATTTCATACCCAGAGATGACGGGTCCACGGTCCAGCAGTCGGCATCTATAAATGTGGCGTCATTGTCCCCTTTATATTTTTCATAATTCATTAAAAACTCTTGTCTCGGATTCCCAAAAGGACCACCTGAGAATTCGCTAAAGTTATCGATGGCCACCACTCGCATGGAATTCCCACACATGGCTGAACACAAAGACGAACCTTTCCAAACACCAATTTCAAGATACCTCGTGTCCTTCATGGAACAAATATTATTGTAAAAGTGTCGCGTCTTCAGACCAGACATGCCTTGCATGTCGGCAATTTCAGGTGTGATGTTTGATTGGAATTTGTCTGCATTATCAAGACACAATTGGATATGTTCAATCATCCTTATATTTCATGGATGACATAAAAAATATTTAAATAAAACGTGCGTTTATAATAATAAGAATGTTCACCCTTTTCAATAAAACAGCTCCATCAGTTAAAGTATCACCACCTGAGAGGAAGCATGAAACCTACACTGGATTTGTCCGAAAACTCAAGACGGGTCAACTGGATGAAGTCATCATCCAACCAAACACCAGCCGCGCTTTTTTCTTAGAAAAGGATGGAACCCAGGGTGACGCTCAGGTACTCTCTACCCCCTCCCTCTGGCAACTCATCAATGACAGCGAAGCCGACGTCCGCATAGATATGGAGACACCAACGAATATTGCGGATACCATATCTATGCTGTTCCTTCTTCTTTTTGGTTTCGTCATTGTCCGAGCATTTTTCTTCAGCGGTCTCGGTGGAGGCGGCCCACCCCTGATGCAACAAGATGTCCAGATGAAAGTTGACGATGAGGTACCCACCCGTTTCTCTGATGTCGAAGGCATCGATAACGCCAAAGATGAGCTGGAGGAGATTGTTGATTTCCTGAAAAATGGAGAAAAGTACGCCATCTCTGGTGCTAAAATCCCCAAAGGTGCCCTGCTGACAGGAGCACCCGGAACGGGGAAAACCCTGTTAGCTCGGGCGATTGCTGGGGAATCGAGCGTTCCTTTCATCAATGTCTCTGGCAGCTCCTTTGTGGAAATGTTTGTTGGCGTTGGGGCCAAACGGGTGCGCGACCTCTTTGCCCTCGCGCGTCAACACGAACCGTGTATCATATTCATAGATGAAATTGATGCCATCGGGAAGAAGCGAACTGCCGGTGGCATGGCTTCGAACGATGAGCGCGAGCAAACCATCAACCAGTTGCTCACGGAGATGGATGGCTTTGATGTGAACACACAAATCGTCGTTCTCGCCGCGACGAACCGCCCCGACATCTTGGATGAAGCACTCCTTCGCCCTGGACGCTTTGACCGTAAAATCAGTGTCGCACTCCCAAACGTGGATGGTCGTGAACGCATCTTAGGCGTGCACGCGCGCGACAAGAACATCGCAGATGATGTGAAACTTCGCGATGTCGCGCGACAAACAACGGGGTTCAGTGGCGCGGACCTCGCGAATCTTCTCAACGAGTGCGCCATCCGCTCCGTGAAAGATGGTGTCGGTGTGATTACATCGGAAATCATAGAAGACACCTTTCAACGTATCGTCGTAGGTGCGAAAGGAATGACCACCTTTTCTGAAGAGAAGAAAACTCTCGTGGCCTATCACGAAGCAGGGCACGCCATCATCGGTGCCTTTGCCCCTGGTTTTGACAAAGTGAGAAAGGTGAGCATCATCCCCCGCGGAGACGCCGGTGGTGTCACCTTTTTCCAACCACAAGATGACGTGGACCTGTACCCAAAGTCATACTACATGGCCCAACTGCGCGTGTGTCTCGGTGGACGCGCCGCCGAAGAAGTCGTCTACGGCTCCGATGAAGTCACCACTGGTGCATCTGGAGACTACGCGTCGGCGTACCAGCTTGCACGAGAGATGGTCACTCGCTATGGATTTGGTAAAAACAACTACGATTACAACAACCTCAGCCCCTTCTCGGCACGCGTTGTTGACAAAGAAATTGACACCCTCGTGAAAGAGTGTTATCAAGAAACGTTGGCTTTGCTGACATTACACCGAGCTGAACTCGAGTTTCTCAAGAATGAACTTATTGACAAAGAAGTCGTGGACGGTACGTGGGTCTATGAAACCCTCCTCTGCAACAACCAGAAATCTGGATGCCATGTTAAAGATTAAGCACGCTTTTTGTAATATAAAGATGAAAGTCATCTTCGCCCTCCCCGGTCGTGAATTCTCAGGTCGTTTTCTTGCCGCGTGGACGGAGACGTTCACCACACTTATGCGTGAGGGTCACCAAGTTCTATTGGTCAATGAGTACTCCAGTTTTGTCTCCTTTTCACGAATGAAAACTCTCGGTCTAGATGTATTGCGAGGTGCCGACCAAAAACCATTTGGTGGTCAAGTTCCCTATGATGTCTGGTTCACCATAGACTCTGACATCGTGTTCAATCCACAACAGGTTCTTCAACTCATCGAAGACACGAAAGAATACCCCGTCGTCTCGGGATTGTACAGAATGGCAGATTTGCAACACTTTGCGTGTGTACAAGATTGGGACACAGATTATTTCAAGAAACATGGGTCATTTAAATTTTTAAGACCTGAAGATATTGTTGGTGCACCTACATATAAAAAAGTTTCTTACAACGGTATGGGATTCATGGCCATCAGAGCTGGTGTCATCGAACAGTTGAAATACCCCTACTTTAGCTACCCTCTCCAAGAGATGACGACAGAGGAGGGCACCCTTCTCAGAGACATGTGTTCGGAAGATGTCGCATTTTGTAAAAATCTTAAAGATGCTGGGTTTGACATTACAGTGAATACACAAATAGTTGTAGGACATGAAAAGATGTTGGTAATTTAAAGACCCATAAGTTTCGTCAAATCTCTATAAACACATGGTACCTGAGAAGAACCTGTATTGTAGAGGTTGGTACAAGGAAGAAAAATAATCATGCGCGAACCAGCGAACACAAATACACTCGAGGAAATCAACGAATATTACAAAATTCTACTCAAATATAGGGATTCTGTACATGAACTTGCACTGCGCGTTCATAGTGAAAACTTACTGACATTAAGTAAAAACTTAACCATAATACTGGATAAAGTATGTATGAAGAGATTAAGACATCCAGACTTTGTAATGTAATAATTAAAATTGAGCACATCTAACAAAACTATTTTCTGGGTCCCCAAAAATCGTTGCAGCCTCTGGACACTTTTCGCACACTTCGCCGACGAACCCAGTGTCCACAGGTTCAATTCGTTTCGCGAATGGTTCATAGGCATTGTGGCTACAGTGAATCATAGCCGTGTAACACACCACCTGATACACATAGGTGTACAAGAAAATCTGGTCCAAGTTGTACATGTCCTTTGGTAATGGAACATTTTTATAAAAGTTTCGCATCAATGTGAGACCATCGTTAAATTGCATCGGTGGTGCGTTCACATCTCTCAACCCTGAAGGTGTTCCAATATATTTGAGACAATTGTTACGACACCCCATAGTTCCACCGAGGATGGGAACTTTGTGCCCTGGGTGGTCTCTGATGATGTGAAAATCTTTATCAGATGCCAACCATTCTTTAATAAGACGCACCTCTCTGACACTTATTCTTGAATCCGCATCTCTGATGAGCACCGTTGTGTCGTGTAAAAAAAGGTCGTCAAATCTCCAAAACATGTTGGAGGCTTTACAATCCGCGCCTTCGCGATGGATGAGCTGGACATTTGACTGTCCTTTGAGCCAGTTGACGATGTTGTAAGGGACGCTGTCGTTGTAGTGCACCCTCAAGGTCCACTCGGGGAGGAGGCGTTGGAGTTGTAAAGCATTTTCAACGATGCCATAGGTATATACTTTATTAGAACCCCAGAGGGAATAGGAGATGTACATTGTTGAAATATGCGACAGAACCTTTAATTAAAACTGCATAATTTCTCTATACCTTTCATAGGATGGTTTATAAATAAAATCTTCAGTCTCCATGATATCTTTGACGTTTTCATAACCAATGTATTCCTTCTTCATGTCAACAGTG